ATGAGCGCCGACGGAACGCCCCCGACCCATACCATCAACCTCCCCCTCGCCGACCTCCGCGAGAGCCGCTGGCAGCCGGCCGGGCGCTCGGAGCGGAACATCGACGAGATCGCCGCGAGCATCGCCGCCCATGGCATCCTCGAGCCGCTCACCGTCCGGCAGGTGGACGGGCACCACGAGATCGTGAAGGGCCATCGCCGACGCGCTGGTGGGCTCCGGGCCGGCCTCGTCGAAGTCCCGTGCGTCGTCCGCGAGCTCACCGACGAGAAGGCCCTGGAGCTCTTCGTGGTCTCGAACGGCCACGAGGAGATGACGCCGGTCGAAGAGGCCGACGTGTTCGGGCGCGCGCAGGCCGACTTCGGGTGGACGCCCGAGAAGATCGCCGACCGGTTCGGGAAGAGCCCGGCGACCGTCCACAAGCGCCTCATCCTGCTCCGGCTGATCGAGCCGGCGCGGGCGGCGCTGGTGGCCAAGAAGCTCCTCGTCGGCGTCGCCGAGCACCTCGCCCTCCTTCCGGAGGCCGATCAGGCCCAGGCGGTCCCGAAGCTCACCGCGGGCGAGGAGCCGGCCGGGCGCCGGGTCGGGCTGCAGATCCTGTCGGCTTATCAGCGCTCGCTCGCCGACGTACCGTGGCAGCTTGGGGACGCGCTCCTCGTCGCAAAGGCGGGCGCGTGCACGGCATGCCCCAAGAGGACAGGCGCCCAGCTCCCGCTCCTCGCGGATCAGGCACCCGACGGCGACCGCCTTGACGCGGCTTGCTTCGACGAGAAGTGGAAGGCCGAGGCGGGCGAGGAGCAGGCCGAGGAAGAAGCCCGGCCGTCGCGCTCGAAGGCGCGGAAGAGCGCGCCGCCCCCCGGCCCGGTAACGCGCCCCGAACCGCTGGCGCCGCCGGTCGACCTGGAGAAGATCGCCACCGAGGCCGCGATCAAGCGCGCGGTCGCCGAGGTCGTCGCTGCGGCGGGCAGGAAAAAGAAGATCGACGTGAAGGCGCTCCGCTTCCTCGTGAGTCTCTTTGCGCGGGCGGCCTACGACGAGGCGATCGACGAGATCGCGATCCACCGCATCGGGCCCGGGCTTAGCGCGGGCGAGCAGCGCAACGGCATCTTGTCGGTGATCGCGGCTGAGGAGCGGGAGCCCGCCCTGTATGCGATCGGTGTCGAGCTCGCGGTCGTCGGCGACCCGAACTTGACAAGCCTCTCCGAGGACGGGTGCCTCGTTCTTGCGGCGCGCCATTTCGGGGTCGACCTCGACGCCATCCGGGCCGAGGAGCTCAAGCGCCTGAAGAAGGAGGCGAAGGCGGACAAGCCGATCCCCGGTGAACGGGCGGTATCGACGCCCATGGAGCGAGTGCGCGAGGAGGAGGAGGCGGCGGTGGGCCGGTGCCGGGTGTGCCGGTGCACGGACGAAACGCCGTGCGCGGGGGCGACCGGCCCGTGCGGATGGGCGAACGTCGAGGAGGATCTGTGCTCGGTGTGCGCGGACATCCTGGACGGCTTCGAGGATCGGCTTGAGCACCGCGCGCGACCGGCGAGCGAGGTGATCGACGAGATCCTCGAGACCACCGACAGCCCCGGCGTGTCGCGGGAGAGGGTGCTGCGGGCGCTGGACGATCTTAAGAAGGTCGGCGTCGTGGTCTTAGCCGACGTGGACCCGAAGAGCGGCGCGATCCTCGCCCTGGCCAAGAAGCCGAAGCCCGTCCCGAAGGAGCCAGACCGCGAGCGCTCCGAGGTCGAGAAGACAGCCCGGTCGAAGAGCGTGAAGTCCGATGTGCACATCCTCGTGAAGCTGCCCACCGGCAAGAGGGGGAAGCCGCCGGTGAAGAAGGTGTGCGAGCTCGACGAGGTGCCCGCGGACGCGACGCCGACGAACCGGCCCGATGATTCGACGTGCACCGGGTGCCGGACGGCGTGGGCACTCACCGAGCAGACGCGGAAGGAAGCGGGGCTATGATCACCGAGCGCTCCCAGCTCGATGCCATCGCCGCCGTGCTCCCGAAGAGGGTGATCGCAGGCGAGGCTGGGCCGTACCTTGAGCGCTACACGCTGCGCACGTTCCCGGACGGCGCGCAGATATACCTCCACCACTTCCTGCGCGGCGACGAGGACGAGGCGCTCCACAGCCACCCTTGGGCGGGAGAGAGCCTCGTTCTGGCAGGCGGGTACCGCGAAGAGCGGCGGGTGGAGGGCGACGGGATCGAGGTGCGGACGCTGGGGCCCGGCGATCGGAGCATCATCGCCCCCGACACGTTCCATCGCGTCGATCTGCTCGACGGGGAGACGTGCTGGACGCTGTTCTCCGCCGGCCCGCGCGTCCAGTCGTGGGGGTTTTGGGACCGGCGGACGAAGGTCTTCACGCCGTGGACCGAGTACCTCGCGAAGCGCGGCCTGTTTTCGATGGGTGGCCCATGAGCCGCGCCTTCTACTTCGGCTGCTGGGAGAGCACCGGGCACTACCTGTATCTCCCGTCGGGAGCGCACGCATGGAATGCGGAGCTCGATCTGCCGTGGGGCTACGACCTCGACGGTGCGCTCGCCCCGCAGGTTGCCCGCGGCGAGCAGGAGCAGGGGCACGCGCGCCTCCACCACAAGGACGGGTGGACGGCGCTGGCCTTCTGGGATCGGTCGGCCGATCGTCGGTACGGTTCGAATAGCGCCTTCATCGCGGAGGGCACGCACGACTTCGCCGCGATGTGCGCGCTCGCCGAGCGGCAGTTCCCGGCGGTCTGGAAGCGGATCACGGACGCGTTCAAGATCGTCCTCGTCGATGGGGGTGCCTCGTGAGCGGCTTCCTGCGGTTCTTCCGCGAGCTGCTCGGCGAGTCCTCGGTGAAGGTCAACCTGGGGCCCGCTCGTCGTGGTCGCTAGGCACGAGACCATTGAGGGCCGGAGCATGGCCTTCGTCGAAGGCGTCGAGGAGCCTCTCATCGAGGACGACGAGCTTGCCACGCCCGGCGGGGGCCGTCCGGAAAAGCCCTACCTGTTCACGGAAGAGCAGGCCTACACGCTCATCTCCCAGAGCCGCTCGCCGCTCGCGCCGCAGCTCACCCGGAGCATGTCCGCGGTATATCGGGCTTGGCGGCGCGGCCTACTCGCGCCGGGCCCGGGGCTCGCCAAGGTGGAGGCGCCCCACGTCGACCTTGCTCCTGTGGTTGCTCGGTTCGAAGCCGTCGAGCAGAGCTTGACCACGTTCTCGTTCGTCGCGGTCTGGACGGTGACGCTGGCCGTCACCCCGGTGAGGAGGGCGTCCACCTTCGCCTCGATGCGCCCTTGGCTGATCTCGGGCTCGCACCGAAGCCCACGAGGCGCAGCGCCGCCATGGTCATCCTCCACGAGCTCTACGCCTTCGTCGGGTGGGGCTACGTCGGAACGGCCATCGCGTACATGCCCGCCCACCTCTACGGTCGCGCCCTCGCGCGGTTGGCGAGCCTCTGGAAGGAGGTTGAGCGGCACCGGGGGCGCGGCCCGAAGAAGGTGGCGCCCGTCGTGCCCCTCAAGAAGGCCGAGCCGGCACCGGGGGCATCGTGAGCGGCGCGCAAGGCGGCCCGGCGCCGCCCCCCGGGTCAAGGTTCGCATCGTCACCGGCGAGGATCAGGCCAAAGAGGGCTTCATATCAATGCAGGATCTGCACACGTCACCACTAAAAGCAGCGAACCCATAGCACCCAGAAAAAAAATCGACACGACCCACTTGTCTATAGGTAACACGCGTGTGACCTATACCGCATGAACACGACGGCGAGCAAGACCAGGGACGGCAAGGCGGCATTGGAAGCGATGAAGTGTGGCGAGCGGCAGGCCCTCGCGGCGGACCTCTGGAAGGCGGTTATCGACGCCCCCGAGGGCAGCCGGGAGCGGGCCGAGGCCAAGGCGGTCTGGAGGTGGGCCCACGACGTGTGGAGCGGCCGGGCCTGAGGGGGAGCTCGGGGGGCTCCCGCCCGGGAGGCGCCGCGCCCGCGGTGCCCCGGGGCCGGGCCCGTAGTGACCCCCCTCCACGCCATCCTCGCCGCCGCCATCGACCGCGCCCAGGCCGTCCGCCCGAGCCTCACCCTCGCCGAGATCGCCGCCGCCGCCGGCCTGCACAAGCAGGCGCTCTACCGGGCGCGCGCAGCGTGCAGCGAGGAGACGCTTGGGAAGGTGCTGGCCGCCATCGAGCAGCTCGTCGGGCTCCGGCTCGACGTCGGGCTCGTCGAGCGCGAGTAGGCCCATCCCCCATCCGTCCAGGCCCACCACGCGAGTACCGCCGCGGCGTAGAGGAAGAGCACGATCAGCAGGCAGCCGCACCCGCCGATCATGCGGTCGGGGTCGCGCGGGCCGATCACGGCCGCCGTCTCATCGCGTCGAAGAAGAGCCCCTGAAAGGCACAGGGGTCGTCACGGCGAGGGCGGGATTCAATCTTGATGGGCGGCGCCGGCCGGGGGACTCGCACCGGGCTCGGAGGGGTCGGCTCGTCCCACACCTTCGAGATGCGCTGGTGACCATCCGGCGGGAAATCGAACTCGTGCTCGCGAGCTCCCGGCGGCGGGGGCGCCGGAATGGTCTTTGGCGACTCGAATGCCTCGTCGATAAGCTGGCTGTCACGCCGGCACGGCGGGCAATCCCCATCCTCGTCCAGGGTTAGGCGGCACTTCGGGCAGAGCGGGCGCGTCACAGCGCTCTGTATTCGGGCGGGAGCGGCATGGTCCCGCAATACCGCCACGGGTACCACTGCCCCTGGGTCAGGGTCCACGGGACGCAGGCGCCGCCCTTTTGCCAATCCCGGTAGTAGACCTGCGTCACGGGCGGCTCGTCGAGGTCGGCGCAGAACACCTCGCCGACCTTCGTGATGTTGCCGATCGGCTGCGTCGGGAACGTGACCGGGTGGAACTGGGCGCATCGACGGGGCACGGTGTCAGGCCACGCGACGATGCCAGCGGTCGCGTAGCCAACGCCGGTGCAATCCGGTGTCGCCCATCTCTGGAACGTGGGCCCGCCTTGCAGCCAGGGGAAGATCACCGGGTCGGCGCCGACGTAATACCCGAGCGCGGCGAAGGGGCGCTGCATCGAGCACGCCGGCTCCTCGCTCGGCGGCACGGGGTTGGCGAGCGCCTCCGCCTGGGCGACCTCCTCCACGCCCCTCGCATCGTCGGACGGCACCTCGCCGACGCACGCCGCCAGGGCCACAGACACCAAGAGAACCAAACGACGAATGTATGCATTCATGATAACGACTTAACCTCCTGAACGATCAGTTTCGATCCCCCGTAGATAAAAAACTCCTCGCCGTCATTGGGCTCCGCTGTGATCGACACCGTGTATTCGATACCTGGCTCAACAGGACTGATAACGAAGTCAGGGAAAATGCCATTGATTGCAGCGGGGGCGAACACCCCTACAATTTCAATGAGCGCGTCAGAGAAATCTCCGCCGTTGACTCGGCACCGCACGAAAGTCGACGACACGGTCGACGCTATGAAAAGCGTAAGCGAGGCGATCAGGGATCCGCCACGCGTGGGCGTGATGGCAACCGAACCCAGAGTGGTAAGAGCCGACCCCTCCGTTATCTCGATGGGCGCGTACTCAATCGCGCGCTCCGGCGGCGCCGCCGACGGGCCTTCGGGATTGACCTTCAGGACGAGGTAGCTCACCTCGCCCGGCGCCTGGTTCGGCGGGACGCGCTCGGCGATCAGATCCGAGCTGAGCTTCACGAGCGTCGACGCCTGGACCTTGGACCCGTCCGCGTTTTCGAACACACGCGGGCTATCGAATTGAATGAGCGGGTTCACGTGTGCCTTCCGTTCACCGCGATAGAAAATCGGAATTCTGTCGCCTGCGGGTTCACCCACACATTGGTTGCGACATTCCGAAAATAGATCCTGGTTTTCGTCGTTGTCTGATCGTCGTAACCGATCCCCCCGACAAAGTGCGTGGTGTTGCCCCCGCTCGATCCCGTAACTTGAGGACAGTAATTCGCGTTCATGAAAGGGTGTGCCCAGGTGACCTCGACGAATTGGTTCGCCAGCGTAACAGAGGCGATGTTTTCGCCATCGAGAACGCTCGCGTTCCCCGCGCCGTCCACGTTGATCGTGGCCCACGCCTTTTGAATGTTCGTCGAGTGGACGATGTTCGTGCCAGGGTTGGCAGAGGGCGTCGGCTGCGTCCCATTCAAATGGATGCCGCTCACCTGGAAGCGGGCCGCCGGGGCCGTGCCTGTCGGAAAGCTCTCCAGGCCAGGATTGTTTCCGCCGCCCGCGGACACCTTAAGCCCGGCCCCGTTCGCCCCGCCCTGAATCCACGCTCCCTCGCCGGTGCCAGTCCCCTTGGCCTCCAGCGCAATCCCATTAGGACCGCCGCCCAGAAAAAACCCAGCAGTCCCGCTCGCCGCACCACCCGTGGCCGTGATCCCCCGGCCCGTGCCATTCCCGACGGCGCCGATCGCGTCACCGTTCGGCGTGGAGTTCGATACGTTGATGCCCTCGGTGAAGTTCACCGTGGCATTGGGGAAATTGGTGAGCTCTTGCAGGATGTGTTCATCATTGGCGAGGGCGGCGGCAGCTACCCGCTGGACATCCTCCGCCGTCGCCTCCGCATCGTCGGTCGGGCACTCGATCTGAGTAAACGGGGCGCCCGGCCCCGCGTCGGCGGCGCTGATAAATACATGATCGGGCGGGATGGGCATGTCAGTAACTCCACAAGAGGCTATGGCGAGGAAGGATATGAGAATCGCACGTCGCATTTAGTCGCCCTCTTTGCTCGCGAAATACCGCAGGTCGGTCCGTCGGGCGGCAACAGCGCCGCCCGTACCGTCGCTCTTGGTAGCCCACCCCCATTGACCATCTGGCCACCCGAAGGCTGGGTCCCCAGCGTTCGCGTCGTTCGGGTCAAAGTCGGCCTCGCTCGGGGATATCACGATGGTGTGCGGCCGGGTCTCGTGCGGCGCGAAATCGCGGACGATCTGCCGGAGGACGGCGAGATCGCCGTGCGGGTAGACGCAGCCCCACGACTTGCCGTCGTCGCCGTACTTGACGCCGGAATTGTATTTCCAGTGGGTCGACAGCGGAAGGCCGTGAATCGTGGGCCAGAAATGCCATCGCCGCGGCGCGTAGCCGGGGTTCGATATCGAATACCAGTCCCACGTCCCGACCGGCTTGACGACGCGCTCGATAACGCCCGACCATCGCAGGCGCTCTCCGAGGGCGGTGTCCCCGTCGGGCCCGAGCGCGAGGGGTTCGTATCCCTGGAGCGCGAGCGCACGCCCGACGGTCCCCCGCGCGATGGTGTAGCAGACGGAGCGCTGCGTCCAGATTCGCACCTGCGGGTACTCGGGCGCAAGAAAGGCCTGGATCGCGAGGAGGAGCCCGGGGAAGAGGCCCGCGAGCTGCCATTGATCCATCCACAGCCGGAGGTACCGGCGCACGGCGATCTCGCTCGTGAACGGCCCGCGCCGGAGCCGGCGATCGAGGAGGAGGAGCGGGAGTGCGGTCTCGTCGCAGGTCGACGGGTACTTGTTGAGCAGCGCCTCCTGCATCCATGCCGCGTCCACGTCGTAGAGGACCGCGAGCCCCTCGGTGTAGAAGCTGTGCACGTTCGGGCCGTTCAGCCACCCAGGCGGGAGGGCGCGAGCGAGCGCGTGGCGATATTGGAGCGTCACGAGATCCTCGATATCGAGTACGTCCCTAGGACGAACTCAACAATCGCGTTCGCGGCGGTCAGAACGGGGCCCGCTGGCGTGCTGACCTCGATCTCGACGATCTGCCACCGCCCGAGCGCTGCGCCTCTAATCGCACCTTCAATGTATTCGACGGGCACGGCGTTGTCCGGTGAGACCGCGAACCCTCCGATCGGGACCGCGAGCGCCGCCTCCGGAAACGCATCCTTAATGGCCTGTTTGATTTGGCCATCAGTGAGCGTCGTTCTGCGGATCGTCATGGAGAAGCCCACGGTAATCGTGAGCTTCGCGACGTTTTCGACGTCCACTTGCGAGCAAACGCGCTCCGCGTACCACTGCACCTCCGCCGCCACCGCGGTCAGATCGGACGGCTCAACCGCGCCGTCATTGTCACCCACGTAGAGCTTGGAAACGCCGGTCGCGTCGTTCCGAACGAGCTTGGTCCGCGTCACCTGCACGCGGGAGCCGTCCGCCCGAAGCACGCCGCCCTGGCCGTCTCGGCCGGAGAGGGCGATCGACTCCACCGCCGACGACGGCCCCCCGCTGGATAGCCCGTCGGCGCCAGCGACGCCGAAAAGCCCAATCCGCGCGTCGATGCGTCTGTTTATTGACTCGGCGGTCTCGTCGTCCACCGTGCGCGCGGCTTGGGTGCTTGCGACCGCGACGCCTTCGAGCGCGGACTCCAGGCGATCGATCTCCCCTATCCCAGAATTCGAAGCTGTGCCCGGATCGACGGCTCGCACCCCGAACGTCCCCATCGATGGGACCAGCGACGGCGTGAGCTGCGCCGGCAGGATCGTGACCGATTCGGTGTTTTCGTAGAGCGCCTTCGTGGCGTCGTTCACCACCCGGAGCTCGCCAGGTTCATAGGGGCCGTAGCTGTTTCCGCTCACGTTCTCGACGTGCATGATCGTGGTCGCGTACCCAGCGACCTGCACGGGGAGCCCGAAGAATTCGATCGCTATGAGCCGGAGCCATTCAATTGGCGCCGTCGACCGGAAGCCTGCGAGCGCGTAATTCGCCCGGTCGGCGCTTCGGTTTTCCTCGGCGAGCGCGAGCCCGTGGAGGAACGCGTTCTCCGGCGTCCCGGGCGTCTCCAGCGTCACGAGTTCGGGAGGCGACGGCGCCGACAGGATCCACCCCTTGAGCGCCTCAAGGGCCTGCTCCTGCGTTACCGGCGTTTGCAGGATGTCCACGGCGGTCATTCGATCACCGCTTCGAGCTCGGCCGCCGTTCCGTCGTTCGCGGTGAACGTGCCGGCGTATTTGAGCTTCTCCTCGTAGGCGGTGATATTGACGGTTGCCTCGGCGGTCTCTGGGTCGGTCTTGTGCTGCGCCTCCGCGATGGCCGCGAGGGAGGCCGTGTCGAGATCGTTCACTCCGAGCACGCTATCGAGACCGATGCCCCATTCCGCATCGGCGAGGAGGTCGCCGGGCGTGGTGTGGAGCATGTGTTCTTGGCGCTGGACGAGCGCGGTCCCGCCGGACACCTGCCGCCCGAACACGATATCACCGTTCCGCGTGGCCCATTGCCTCATTGGGCCTCCAGCTTCGTCGACCTGTACCCGGCCGGGTATGGCGCTGAAAGCGCTGCAATCGCGGTGAGGATTGGGCTGAGGGCCGACACCAACGCCGTCGCGGCTGGAAGCGTCGCCGGGGAGACCGCGGTGACGGCGGACGCGTAGGTGGCAACGGCGGTAAACCCCACAACGACCTGCGCGAGTACCAAGTCGATCTGGGGCGCGAGCGCGACCGGCGCGGGCGGTGCCGGCACATCCAGCCCGACGAGCACCTTTGCCGCTGGCGAGCTCGCGCCGAGCAGACGGATCTCCTCGTGCGCCTCGTGAAAAACCCTCTTTGGGACGTGCCCGGTCTGCCCGTACGGGCTCCAGAGCGCCGAGAGCGGGTTCGTCGCGTCGGCCCGGTCGAAGGCGAGGAGCGTCCGCGTCCCCGAGAACACCTCCGCGGAGACCCCAGGGACGCCGCACCACGACGGGACGGGGAGCGGGTCGCCGAGTTCCTTGTCGCGCTCCTCGAGCCTCAGGGAGGCCCGGCGTTGGGCGTCCTGGGATTGTACCGTCGCCGCCCTCCATGTCGCGTGGGGCGCTGGCCCCGAGGGGCGCCCCACGGCCTCCACGAGGGAGGCGAGGCGCGGGGCGGTGCTCTCCGGGAGCGCGAACGAGACCCAGGCCTCCACGCCCTCCTCGTCGGCCATCATGTCGAGCGAGCGGATCCGCTGCGGCCCGGAGAACCGCTCACCGGCGCCCGGGATTTGCCCCCCGATGGGGGCCTGCGAGGGCTCCTCCACGTCCAGGCGGGCCGAGCGCTCGTCCGCCCGGTGTTCAAGCACGAGGTCAGCCGAGAGCGTCGGCGAGGGCCGGTCAGGGGCCGCCTGCGTCACCCCGTCGAAGCCGACCCACCAAAGCGCGCCCTCGGCGAGGAGGGAGATCAGCGTTTGGCTCGCGGGCTGCTCAGCGCGGGCGAAGGCGGCGCGGCCGGGCCGGAGCGCGCCCGGGGCGATCACGAGGGTCTCTCCGACCGCCTGGGCGAGCTGCTGAGCGACCCGCGCCGGCGCCGCCATCGCATCGACGAGCCACGTCGCCGGCGGGGTCTCGTGCCAGCCCGCCCCGCCGACGATCGTGGCGACGCCCTCGCCGACCACGGCGCCGCTCTTCGTGGGGAGCACGGCGCCCGGGAGCGCGGTCCTGCCCCATTGCACCGTCACGCGCCCCGACGGCGCCGCGCCGTCGAACCACACGTGGAGCACCCAGCGCCCGGCCCACGGGACGTGGAGCCGAGCGCGGTGGACGAGCCGGGCGCCGAGCGTGATCGTCACGCTGCCCTCCGGTGCCCGTCCTCGAAGGACGCTAGAAGGGCGGGGCCGTATCCATCGTGGGTGCGGGCGCGGGCTTCTTCGATACCGGCCGAGGTCTCGCGGGGCTCGGCTTGGCCGGCGCCTTTTGCCGCTCGGCCTCCGCCTGCTGCGCAACCTGCACTGCGCCCTCTGCCACCGACAACGCGCGCGTCATGTCGTACGGGCCCGCCTTGGGGGGCGTTTGCCCGCTCATGACCCCAAACACCACCAAACCCACGAAGAGCATGGCGGACACCACAAACAGCTTCTTCCGGCGCCTCCCCGCCTCCTCTGCCTCCGCCGCCGCACAGGCGGAATGCAGCCACATTGGGCCGTGCCACACGTGCGGATCGTCGCTGAAAGTACCCCCGCAGTGTGGACAGTAAATTTGAGGCGTCCCGGGCACCGAGGCCGCCCGTGGGCGCCCGCCTCCCGATCCCGCCCGCTGCCCTATCCGCAGGCCGCCCACTCCCCAAGACCACCCCACGCCTGATTTGGAGAGGTTCAGGCGAAACCCGCCCGGGCCCTTGATGCTCTTCCCGAACGAGAAGAACGACTTCTTGCGCGCCATGCGCGGGAGGCTTGCCGTCGCCTACCCCGCCGTCAATCCAGGGCGCGCGTTCAGGGAGCCCCGTGCCGTCCATTTGTGTTGACGGGGTTGGCGTCTGCTGGCACCGTTGGTGCGTGGGCAGAGAGAAAACGATCCAACTCGCTCTCCGCGTCACGCCTGCCTTCGCCGCCCGGATCGACAAGATCGCGGCCGCGATGAGCGCTCGTGCGTTTGGCGCTGAGATTACGAGATCCGAGGCCGCCCGCCTCACCATGGAGAGAGGAGCACCGTCAATCGAGGCCGAGCTCGGCCTGGCCGCGCCGGAGGCAGATAAGCCACCCAAGCGCTCAAAATAAAGGCGGGGCCGAGCCGGGAGCCTAACCCCGGCCCGAACCCCTAGATCGTCACCTTGCAGAAGAAGGTTCCGACCATGAAAACACGTGTATCGAAAGGCCGCGCTGCGGCCAAGACCCCCGCTCGTAAAACGTCCCGCCGCGTCGCCGAGAAGCGCCCCGGCGCGCTCGCCGACGTGGACACCCCTCTCGCCTCCGGCGCCGCCGTCGCCGTCCTCAACGCGCTCGCTCCCGAGGCCGAGGGGGAAGAGGCGCAGGGCGACGTTCTCGACCTCGACAGGGCGCTCGGGCGCTCCGGCGACTCGCCGAGCGGAGGGCGTCTCCCCCGCCTCGTCCCTGCCGCCGCGATCGAGACGTGCACGATGGAGGAGCTGCTCCTCATGGCCATCGCGGGCGAGAAGGGGGAGATGGCTCAGGAACGCCCGCTTGAGGCGATCTCGCTGCGGCTCGCGGTCGAGCTTCAGGCGATCACCTCGACGACCGGTCTCGAGGCCGACGTGGCCGGAGACCTGATCTTCCACGCGGCGGGCCGCGCCCGCGTCCTCGCGGAGTTGATCCGCCGAGCGGGGAGGTGAGGCGTCATGACCGAACTCGTGAAATTTGACTTCCACGGCGACGCGCTCGACGTGGTGAAGGACGACGGCGGCAAGGTGTGGGTCGGCGTGCGGCGCGTGTGCGACGTGCTCGGTCTCGACGTCGAGGGGCAGCGTAAGAAGCTGAAATCCAAGGCCTGGGCAGGAGCGGAGATGATCTCCGTCCCTTCGCCGGGAGGCGCCCAGACCACCTACTGCATCGACCTCGACAGTCTGCCGATGTGGCTGGCCACGATCGAGGTGGCCAAGGTGAACGCGTCGATCCGGGAGAAGCTCGTCCGCTACCAGAAGGAGGCCGCGCGCGTCCTCGCCGAGCACTTCCTGCCCCGTCCGTCCGGCCTCGCCAAGGTGGAGGCGCCCGCCGTCGACCTTGCCCCGATCGTTACCCGGCTCGACGTGTTCGAGGCCAAGCTTGACGCCCTGGCCGAGGGATCCGGCCAGATCGCCGCCGGGGTCTCCCTCACCCTGACGGTCCTCCGCACCCAAGACGAGCGGGTCACCGACCTCGCCCGCGTCCTCGCGGAGACCCGAGAGCACCTCGCGAAAACCGCCGTCCAGAAGGGCATGATCAGCGAGGAGCAGGCCGCGCACCTCCGGCGCGAGGTCGACGCGCTTGCCAAGGCCTGGACCGAGGCGGGTTGGGCGCGCAGCGTCAAGGCCGCCTTCGGGGAGATCGTTCAGGAGTTCTTCGGCTACGTCGGCTGGGGCCGCATCGGGGAGCGCATTGACGGGCTCCCCGAGGACAGGTTCCCCCGAGCGCAGGCCTTCATCGAGGCCCAGCGCCGGGCCCTCCGCCGCAGGGGTGGGCCGAGGAAATCCGTTTAGCCTCACGGCGCTCCCGATCCGGCCGCAAGGCCTTGCAGGGTTTTCCCGTCCCTATCGATATCCGCCAAAACCTCGGCTCGTCGTGCGTCACACGCCGCCGTTGCCTTCGCCTTAGCGGTCGCGCCGTCTTTCGTGGCCCCGGCCGTGGTGGGGCTCGATAGCGTCGGAAGCGGCTTCCGGTGTTCCTGCCACGAATAGACGACCGTCTCGATCTGCGTCTGCTCGTTCCAGTCCCCGGCCGGTTCGTCCTCCAAGTGGATCTGGGAAATGCCCAGGCGCGCGAGGCGCGGGTGCTCCACCTTAAATATCTTTTCCGACTGGGCCTGAGCCGGCGCCGCCAAATAGATTTTGCATTCCGAGTCGAACTCGACTCGATGCTCGACCGTGGCCATCGTGAGCGTGATCGTGCCGCTCGAAAGCCCGAGGCCCGTGAAGCGCGCCGTAGCGCCGGACATGCCGAGCCCCTGCACCACCTGCCAGATCCGCGGGCGTGGCTTCGCGACCACCTTCGCGCATCGCGGCGTCGCGAAGTCGATCTTCTTGCCCTTCGCGTCCGAGGTTTGAAACTTCACGACGTCCATCGCCGCGAGCTCCTCTTTGGACCAATACGTCACGCCGGTAGCCCCTTCGCCAGGGTGGCCGTCTCGAGCTCGTCGACGAGCCATTGCCCGAAGCGGCGAGCGTCGCTGCGCGTCCCGCCGCCGTTGTAGTTCACGACGAGGTTGATGCTCCGATCCTCGGAGCTGGATTTGTTCTCGACGACCGTTCCGCCGGCGCCGCTCATGTCCGGCGGCTCCGCCATCTTCGAGAGGGCGCGCGCCACGCCTGGGGTCTCGTCCTCGATCCCCAATTTTGCCCCACGCGGTATTTCGCGGGACGTGCGGCGGTACAGCGCCGACGGCGAGTGGATCTCGGCGGCCTTGGTGAATCCGGCCTGCATCGCGGCGGACAGCTCGGTCATCGCTTTAACCGCGTCCGGAATGCCTGCTCTCACGCCCTCCGCGACTCCATCGGTGATTGCGGAGCCTGCCGCGTTGGCGTCCTTGGTCAGGCCCGCGAGTGGATTCAGCGCCTCCAGTGACTTCCCCATCTGATTGGCCTCGGCCGCAGTTTTGGGGCCATCGAAGGCCAGCTTGAAGGCGCGATCCTCCGCCGCCTTTTGGTCGGCCTTCGCCCGGTCGGCTATTTTACGGAAATTCGCCAGCGGGTCGTCCTTCTTTATGACGAACAGGCTCAAAGCGTCTTTCACGAACCCGGCGGTCTCGCTCATGACTTTAAGCGTGTCTGCGATGCCCTTGAGCGTGTCCCAGAGCCCCTCGGCACTGGCTTTCACGTTATCGAAAACCACCTTAGCGCCGCCAGCCCGGTAGAATTCGATCGCGAGCTTTTGAACCCAGTTTACGCCCTTCAAAATGGCCAGCTCTAGAAGTGGCAACGACGCCGTGGCCGAATCGACGAGGGGCTGAAAGATCGAGCCCAGTGCCTGTTTGATAGCCTTGCCCGTCTCGCTCGTCTCGTTAAAGATATCGAGCACGTCGGCGAGCTTTTCGAGGAAGGGCTCGATCTTCACCCCGTCGAAGAGCCGCCCGATGTTCGCCTTCGCCCGGTCGAACTGGACCCCGAGCGCGAGGGCCTGCTTTTTCGCGATGGCGCCGAGCGGGCTGGCTTCGAAGGCCGCGCCCATGGCCTTCACGCCGTCCTCAATCTTGACGACGCCCTGGCGGAGCGCGGTCTCGGCCGCCCCCACACCGATCTTCATTTGCTTGCCGAGCTGCACGGCCACGTCGCGGATGGCGATCCCGGTGCCCTTCAGGTCGAGCGGGTTGAGCCAGAACCGCTTGGCCACCATCCCCCTGTCGATGAGCCCCTTAATGGTCGACCCGACCTGCGAGCCCATCGTCTGCGTCGCGATCGTCACGGCCGTCGTGGCGCCCTCGATCGCGCCCAGCGAGAACTTCATGCGCGCGTATTCGTTCGCGAGCTCCGTCACGGCCTCGCGCGTCGCGCTCGTCTTGCCCTCGACGCGGAGGGTCGCCGCGTAGAGGCCCTCGGCCTTCTCGGCGCCGCCCGCGGCGGCCTCTCGCAGAAGGCGCGCGGATCTTGCAGAATCGGCCGCCCATAACGCGAAGCCTCCAGCTGCCCCGCCTATCAGCGTCACCGCGACGATGGCCGCAGCCACGCCCTTGAGGACCACGCCCAGCGCCTTGAGCTGGCCCTCGGTGCCGATCAGGGACTTGACCTTCTTGACGGCGGCGTCTGCGCCCGCGGACATCTTCCCGAAGGCCGTCTGCGTCTTGAGCTCCTTCATCGTCCCCCCGAGCCGGGAGAGCGATGTTTGAGACGCCCCGAGCTGCTGTTTGAGCTTTTCAGCGCCGGCCTTCAGATCCTCGAATGCGCGCACCGGCTCGCTCTTCGCGAGCTTGTCCCGCTCCACCTTCAGCGCCGCCAGCCTCTTCGTGGTCTGTTCTAGCTCGGCATTCGTCTGGAGGCCCTTCGCGAAGATCCCTTCCTTCTTTTCCGCGGGCGCTTTCTCGAAATCCGCCTTGAGCTTGGCCATCTGGGCGGCGAGCTTCACCACCTCGTTCTCGGCCTTCGAGATGTCCCTGGGGAGCGCCTCCCACCGGATCACCTCCGCGGTGCCTTTGAGGCGCTGCATCGCGTCGCTGATCTCTTTGAGCGCGGACGTGCCTTCGGTGATCGACTCCTTCAGCCCGTCCATGGATGACTTCGACCGGTCGATGCCGCTGGTGTCGGCGTCGAAGTTGATCACGAATCTGGCGCTCGGAGTCGTCATTCTCTCTCAAGGGTCCCTTACGCCTAGTCCGGCGGCGCATTTTCGCAGGAGCTCAATCTGCCTCGCCGTCGCCCACACCATCCATTGCACCGCGGCCCTGGCGTCGATCCAGTCATCCGGCGACCGGTCAAGGCCGCCTCGGATCAGCGCCTCGATCAGGGGAGGGGCGGCGACGTGGTTTTTAATCGCCGCGTCGGCCCGCTCCCCGATTATTTTCCCTCTTCGTTCAGCCTCCCCTTCATGCGCGCGACCATCGCCGTGCCGAATTGCACGATTGCGTGCGTATTGCGCTTCCGAGCCTCCTCGAGGAACGTCTTGCCGTCGGGGACGAGCATGCAGTTCATCGCGAGCTTCTCGTGCACAGCGATATCGTTCACGAGCTCGCCCGTGAGCATTCCGCTCTTGTGGGCATACTCCTTGTAGATTGCCTCCGATGGCGTGCGCGCGAGGCACCGACCGATCCCGGGCCACTCCGGCTCGAGGAGCTGCTCGGGGAGGAGCCCGGCGTCGTAGGCCTCCTTGCGCTTGTCCTCGATGAGGATCTGGCGCTCGAGGCCCGCGATCTCCACCTCTTCGTCGCGGGCCGTCTCAATGACCGCGTTCGCCGACCGCTTCGCGGCGAGCTTGGCCAACAACTCTTCTTTTTTTGAGTTCATATCAGGTCACCGTCGGGATGTTTTGCTGTTTCCACACGATCGTACACTTCGAGCCGCTCGCCGCCGTCTCCGTCTGCCAGCTCATGACGGTGAGCTTCATCGTCTCGGTGTGCGGCGGCGCAAGGGGGTTACCGCTTATGACCTGGGTTACGACCGTCACTGGAACGTCCATCCAAGCGTCATTCCCCGTGAGACCGCGCGCGACCGCCGCGACCTGGAGTTGCGCTTTCAGGAGCTTGAAGGACCCGAGCGTCGTCACCGTGGTGAAGTCCTGCGGCGTTTTGATGCCTCGGGATTGATAGAGAATCGACCCGTCGGAGCCCCTGACGTATTCCTGTCCTTCCTTCGTCACGCCGCCGCCGGTGAGATCCCCGAGCCCGATAAACGGCACGCCATCGACCTCGACCCGTCTCCCAACAACGCTGTATTCGTCGGTGGCGACCGCTGCGTCAAATCCGAGTCCCATAATTCACCTCACCCAAGCGCCAAAGAAATGGTCGCCTCGATCGCGTTGATCGTGCCGAGCGGCACCACGTAGATCGCGGCCTTCACGAGCTTCGTTCCCACGCCAGAAACCACCGAGGTCGGGTCAATGACGATGTACGCGTCCGAGCAGTGCTTTCCGGCGTACACGTCGCGCAGGGACTTCGTAATCGACGCATCGATCCGCTTCTTCTCGTTCGGGTCGATAATGACGGTCCCGGGCTTGGCGGCGACATTCTGGCCGAGCCGCGCGTCGAGCAGCTTATGGGCCGACTTCCGAACCGCATCGACCACGCGCCCGTTCTGGATCGTCTCGTAATCGCTCTCGTCGGGTGCGAGCGTGACCGCGAGCGAGGGCTGAATCCCGCTCGGGCGCGTCATGGGGGCCCACAGCCTGACCGGCGTGCACACCCCCGCGAACGACTCGTCCACCGCTCGCGGGAGCACGTCGGTCCCGTTCGCGGCGCGGATCGCCCCGCGGATGGTGCCGAAGTCGGCGGTGTTGATGGGGTTTGTCGCGAGTTTTGTGCGAGCGAGCCGAGGGGCGAGCGCGAACGAAGCCGGGCGTGCCGTGGTCGCCCCCACGACGAGCTGCGAGGGCAGGTACATCGAGGCGCAGAGGGTCAGGCGCCCGAGCCGACCCGAGGAGCTCGCGAGCGGGTGCGCGAGGGCGTACGCAGCCGCGTACGCCTGGAGGCTCTCGCCTTCGTTGCGCAGCCTGAAGTGGCCGACGATCCGCACGTCGCGATACTTCGAAGCAATGTACGCCCCGGCGTCCTCAATGGCGCTCGCCTCGCCGTTGGTCAGGACGGCCCCCGCGATCTCAAGAACGCCGTTGACAGGCACTGTCGAATCGCCAGCCAGCTCCAGCGCCTCGACGAGCTTATCGATGTTCCAGCGCGGAGCCTTCGTCGTGAGATAGAACATGTCGCCCGCGACCACATCGCCAGCGACGGCCGGATCGCTCGTGAGGACGTTCGCGCTGTCCACCGCGCCGTGGAGGCTGCTCGCGGTCCGGAGGGTGTGCCCCGAGTTCACCGTCGATCCGTCGCCGAAGAAGATGGCGACGAAATCCTCGATGAACTCGATCGCTGCGGCGCGCGTGGCCGGCGCGACGAGCGCGGTCAGCGCGGTCTGCGCGGTCGTGTCAGCGGCCCCGTGGATGCCCGGCGTACCGCTCACCTTCACCACGTGCGCGAGGGCGACCGTCCTAAGGTCCGCGCAGCACGTCAGGGCGGACGCGTCGTTCGTCGGGGCCGTGATGGTGTACGGGCCGGCGTCGGCGCTCCCATGCACGCTCCCCACGAGCGCCACGTGGTCGAGCACCTGGGCCCGCACATCCACGAGCCGCGCGAGGAGCAGCGGTAGCTCCTGCCCGACAAGGTTGTATTTACCCCCCCCGAACGGGAGCGTGATGGACGTGTCCGTCCCGAGCTCGCGCTCCCCGGAGTACTTGTTCCCGTTGTCGAGGCTGTACCTGTATTTGATACCGGTGGCGCCGATCGTGCCCCCCACCGGGAATTCAATGACCGGCTGCCAGTCGTCGCCCGGCTTCACCGAGCCGTCGCCCGTCGCCGTGAACCCGGCCCCCTGGGCTTCGACGGTGATCGCCCCGTACACGCCGGCGGCCTGATCGGTCGGATCGACGCGCAGGAACGTCACCGAGTCGACCTCGTTGTTGAGCGCGTAGAGCGCGGCCTCCACCCCGTCGCCGTGGCCGAATGTGGATTTGAGGTCCGTGCTGTTCGACGTCGTGAACGGCGTGAGCGGGCCGGTGGAGGCCAGCCCGAGGACCCAAAACACCCCGTCATCCGGAGCAATGGACCCAGCGGAGAGGCCGCCGTCCCGGACCTGAATCTCGACAGAAGGGGGCGACAAACTCATGATGTGACCTCGGCTGTGAGCTCAAGGGGTGGATTCTCTACGGTCGTGGGTTCGAGCTCGCGGATGGCGAAATCGATCCAGAACGTCGTTATCGACTTGGCCCCGACGTTCCTCTCCGTCGGGGTCGGAATCGCCTTCGTCCGCGCCTGATAGATGCCGGGCTGCTCACCCGGAGCGATGTGGTTGTTCGCCCGCACGATGGCCTGGGCGTTCCTCCACATCGCCTGCCGGAGCGCGGTCAGGGCGTCGTTCTGCTTGGCGCGGTCGATGGGCGCCGTGGTGTCGTAGGCCCAGCATTCGACAGCGACCCATTGCCGCTCAACACCGATATCAGCGGGGACCCGGTTGGCATGTCGCGGAGGGCCGATGGTCCCGAGCTCTCCGTCGACGGTGTGCGGGACGACCACGACGCGGTTCGCGATGGGCTCGCCCTGAAGGTCTCGGCGCCCAAGAAACTCGGCCCCGAAAACCACGCTCACGCCCGACACCTCGGCGACGAGGGCGGCCTTGAGGAGGTCGTGGAACTGGCCGACGCTCCTCACTTCGAGCGCTCCTTGAACGGCTTGACGACGCCTCGGCGGATCGCGTTGCCGAGGCTCTCGTCGATCTCTTTGGGGATGATCTCGCGCGCCTCATTCCCCCTGGCGGGGTAATGATGAAAGACGTGATGCCCGGTGAGCTCGACGACGATCGTCGTCCCGGCCACCCGCACATCGACGGCGGCAGCCGCATTCTTGAGCGGCTTTCCCCCGTCGCTCTTCCTCGGCTTCCACGCCTTGCCGCTCGGGCTCGTCCCAGCCGCGATCGTCTTGTCGAGGTGCTTCTTCACCTCCTGCGCGGCCGGCGGCAGGTACTGCGAGGGCTCAGCCAACGCTTCGACCTCCGCATGCATCGGCGCGAGGGATCCCCGGATCACCACCCCTCCTCATCTCGCTGCGCCTGCTGAGCGTCGAAGAACCCGTGGATGGTGACGACCGAAGCGACGAACGGGCCGCCCTTCGATACGCCGCTCAAATCGAGGTCCGCGCGCAGCGGGAGCTCCGGGTGCGCTGGCGCTTCCGGATTGGCCGCGTTCTCTATCTCCCGCGTGGCCTCACTCGCTTCGAGCGTGTTATCCGTGTCGCCCGCCTCCACCTCGCTCCCCGGGTCTCGGCGGGCGCGCATCAGGCGCGCGTCGAGGTAGGCCGTTAACCAGTCCTTGACAGCCTCGGGCGCCAGTTCGGGGAACGGCACCAGATATCGGCGCCGGAGCTTGTCGTCGATTTTCCTCGCGCTGAGGGTCCTCTCCCACACCGCGAACCTGTTGGTCAGCCCCGGGCGACCGAAGTACTCGTCTATCTCCGCGGGGTCATAGACCGAACGGTCCTTATATTCGGCGAGGGAGAGGTACGGCACAGGTAGACCTCAGAACGTGACCTTGTGAAGGCACATCGGCTCGCCGTACCGCATTGCGACCCGGCCGTCTTTTTGCCATTCGGTCCGATTCGACCGCCCGAGGATCACCTGATCGGCCTTCGTGTACATGCGCATTTGGATCATCTCGCGGATGACCCGAACGAACGGCGTCTCGTACGGGGAGCGCCCCATCACGCGGCACTCGACGTAATAGCTGTCCTCCATCGGGTGGTCCTGCATGAGCCGGACGCCGCCGTCCCAGCCGAAGGCATTCTTAAAGGCCTTCTGGGCGAGCACGTTCGTCCTCGAGCCGTTGATGCCGTCCGCCTGCAGGTTGCCGATGATCTCGGCGCCGAGGAGCTCCGCTCCGGCGAACTCCGTCTGGGGGTTCAGCCAGAGCCGGAACGGCCGGATATACCCGTTCGGGAGGTTGTGCGTCTTGAGCGTGCCCTTGATGTCCGCCGTCAGCGCCTTCAGGCCGGCTGGCGTGAGGTCGTACCCCGACCACAAGTTTTTATTGGTACCCTCGTCCGCGTTCATGAGGACCGGGTGGTTCGCGGAGAAGAAAGGAACGTCGTCGTAGCCTTTAAGGACGGTGCCCTGCGCGAGGAGCTCGAGCAGGAGCACCTGCCAGAACAGCGCCTCGTAGTTCGCGATGTCGCGCGCCCACGCCGCCGCGTGATCCAGATCGTCGTCGGCGTAATCGTGGTTGTGCACTTCGAGCGAAGCCTCGTAATCGTCCGACGTGAGCTCGGCCGAGGCGTCCACCTGATCGTCATAGCGGCGCGAAGCGCCCTCGGCGCTCTTGCGGAGGACCGCTATGCTCTGGATCCAGTTCATCACGCGCTTCCGCTTCGTGATGGTGAAATCGGAGGTCAGCTCGTCCCACCAGAGGATATTCGGGTCGGAGAGGAGTTGGTCGTACTTGTTCACCTGGACGGCCACGAGCTCGTCCTGCGTCGTAATGACGTTATCGATGTTGAACTCCACCTCACACCTCCGACAGCGGCTCGACCGCGATTTTGCCGTCCGCCTCGATCGTCCAGACCCGCCCCGCGAGCGTCCTCGCTCCGCTCTTATCGTCCGGGGAGACCGTGTTTGCCGCCGACCAGTAGACGAGGCCGAAGACGTTCGCCGCCCCAACCGGCGCCGTCCCATCGTTCTTGAGCAGCCAGCAAAAGACCTCGCGGCCGGTGTCCACGAAGAACTTCTTCGCGCCGTTGGCGCCGCCCGTGTTGTCCACGGTGGTCCTCGCGCGGCCCAGCGGCACGATGCCGACGGCGGCCGTGATCGTCTTGGCGTAGCCGTTGCCGCCGCTGTATGACCCGACGTGATCGCCCTTGGTGACGATCGTATTCGCGGCGATCCCGACCTCGACCTCGTAAAGGCGGCGCTTGCCGCCAAGCGTGACGTTCATTGCATTGCCTCACTTGCCAGAGGGAACTCGTTGCGCGGGTCCCAGCCGGTCGCCCGCTTCGCCCGGTACTCCTTCGGGGTCATGGACCCGAGGGTGAAATACCTCCCGCCGCCCCCCGGCTTGTCGATGATCGCGGGGCCCACCTTCGGCTCGGTGGCCTGCCCCATCGCCTTCGCGACGACCAGGCGGTCGCTCTTCTTCGAGAGCAGCTTGCTGCTGGTGTTGTTCGCCCCGCCGCGGGGCGCCTCGTCGAGGGGCGCGGCGGGCCGGGCCTGCGGCGCTCTGGGCGCGGGCGCCGGGAGCTCGATGGAGGCGATGTATTCGGCGGCCGACTCGACCGTTTTGCAGTGCGTCTTGACGTACGAGCGGTGCTTCTCGGTCAGGTCCGGCCGCGCTCCAAAGAGCACCTCCACGCTCTTCGCGTACCCCGGCTCGAGAGGCGCGACGGCTGCCGCGGCGGGCACAACCGGCTCCACCGGCAAGACTTCGGTCGCGTCGTCCGGCGCCGCACTCGCCTCGGCCAATACAGGCTCGATGAGAGCCTTGGCCTCAGGCGGCAGATCCGCCACACCCATCAGCCCCTGGCAAAGGGCCAGCAGGAGCTTCGTTGCGTCCATTTTTGATCTCTCCTTCGCCCTACTGGGCAATTGCCGAACCGCCTTTGCGAATGATTTCGCCCGCGGTGTATTCCGAATTTTTACCATCGCCGGCGCGAGCACCTCGGCCAGGTACTCGTGGGCGTCCACCTCTCGGCCAGCCTCGAGCAGCGCGTGCATCCGGGCCCCGAGGCAGTGCACTGCCTCGTGCGCGCAGGTGTCCTGGAACTCGATTGGATTGGCGGCCGCGCGGCGAGCATCGATCAGCACGTCCGACTTCTTCGCGCCACCATCGACCGAGTTCAGGCCGAAGAGTGGGTTACCTTCGCGGTCCCGTAGGTCGTTTACAAACTGCCACGATACTTCCCAGCCGTTGGCCGGCGTGAGCCCGAGCAGCTCGCACCAGTACGCCATTTCCCTGTCCAGGTCCGGGATCACGCCGCCCTCCGTCGCAGAGGACGCCACGCGACCCGCCAACCCTTCGCCCCGTCCGGCCCGACCTGGACGCCGCGATCACGCTCGACGCCGCACCTGTAACATCGGCCGAAGCCGTGCTCGCACGTCTCCATGCGATGCTCGGTCATCTCGGCGGCCAGGCGCACGGCGTGGTCGACGTCCAGCTCGTCGGGCTCGGAGATTCCTCCACTTTCCAGCGCACCGCCGTTCACGTTCTGAGCTCGGAGGCCGTCGAGGAGGGCCCGCCTCTCCTCGGCCGTGAGGGATCGTATCGCCGCGTGCGCCGCCGCCAGGGCCACGCCGCCCTCGCTCGCGACGGGGAGCCGGAAGCGGGCCCGGTACTCCTCGGGGTCCGGGCGAAGACGTGGATCTCCCGCCTTCTCGGCGGCGTCCCATTGAGCGATAAACGCCTTCATTGCCGATTCGATGGCCTCGGCCTCGGCCTTGCGCGCCTGCGGCGGTGTGGTGTCGTATCCGAGGAGAAGGGGCGAGTCGTCCTCGATCCATCCCTCCTCGCAGCCCAGCTGGATTATCTGCGGTATGCCTTGCTCATTCAGCGTCCTTGCCAGATCCTGGGCCGTCCTGGCCACCAGATGCGACACGATCTGCGCGAATATCTCAGCGTTCGCGAACCCGGGTCCGCCTAGCGACGTGACGATCTGCCCACAGATCCGCATCATGGCACGCCGCTCGACTTTACTCTCCGCGTCGACGAAGACCTCGCGGCCCTCGGCGCGTGGCTGAAGGAGGTCGACCTTGTGGCCCGGCGTGACGCCGGCGAAACCCATGGTCCACTGCATAACTGAGCGCCAAAATGGGATCTTCTGGTGCTCTGCCTGCCCCTGCGGCGACGTGGCAATCACGAACGGATTGCCGTATTTCATTATGAACGCGTCGCGGTGCATGCCCGCGGCGTCCTCCGAGCACTGATCACGGCCGAGGTCCGCCCAAATGCCGCGGCCCCAAGGATCGATATGTCCGTTGCTGTGGGTCACCCACGTTCCACCACCGGGCTCGATCGAGTATAGCTTGTTGTATCCTTGATAAACCCACCTGTTTTCGGCTACGCGGTAGCTCGACCATTGCGGGTCCAGCCGCACCAGCATGGGCCATTTCGACCTGGGCGGGCGCACGAACACGGCGTGGCCAAAACCGTCCACAAGATGATCGATGGCCAGCTCTTCGAGCTCGGTTGGCGGGAAGATGGTGTCGAAAAGGCCCGGCGTCTTACCCTCGCCCTCGAGCCATTGCCTACCCTGCTCGTTTCCTCGCCAGATTCGCGGAAGACGGGGCACAGAACACCGCGTGGATAGAAGTCCGCCGACGGTCAGATCGCCTCGGACCCATGCCCCTATCTGGGCAAGGTGGCGCACGTTTCCCGCGTTGGCCTCGTCCTCGGCGTCCTCGATGTCCTTCCGGAGCCACCGGGTCTGCTTTACGCCGATGGGGGATATCCGCTCGCCACGTCGGCGCCGTCTTACCTCATCCCGCGTCCGCCTCCCCGTGGGCCCGGGCGGCGCCGAGGGGGGCCGCTGGAGCACCGTCGGTGCGGCGAACGCAGAGAAGGCTCTAGATAGGCGCTCCCCGAGGCTCATTGATACCCCCAGAGCGCCTGCAGCGCGTTGTCGGCGGCGGCCATGGGGTTGAACTCAGCCACATCCGGGTCGTCTGTCTCCACCGCCGCGACTAGCGAGCGAGGCGCGGACGCTCCCGCTTGGACCGGCTCCGGACGTTGCTCTTCGGGGGCCACGTCGTCGCCATCAACGTCGACCACCGCCAGCTTGCAGGCGTCGAGCCTATTGGGGCTCCTCCCGAGCGTCTTCCGGAGCGTGTCGTTGTCGACGTACCGAATGACCTCCCATTTCATTCCGGAGGCGCCGTAGGACACCTCGACGCGCGCCCCCACGGTCGCCTCGATCTCCGCCTCGAGCTCGCCGTCGGGCGGTATCGCGCCGCCGGCCTTGAGCCATGCCGCGAACCCGTGGGTGAGCTCGTCCCGGCGTTTATCGAAGAGCTTTCGATTTCGCGGCGGGTGCCCGAACTGGACGCCGATGATCTCCACGTCGTCGCGCGGGTCCTTCGATGCCGCGACGTACCGCCGGAGCTCCTTCCCGAAGCGGCTGCCCTCGGGGCCGGTCTCGTCGAACACGATGCGCGGGCGGCGCTCGTGCGGCCGGCGCCGCTCCCGCACCATCCCCATAAGAATCTCGACGCCCCGGCAGTGGTCCTCCTCGCCGAGCACCTCTGCATAGATCTGCCGGATCTTTCGCCCGCGACGCTCGGCTATGGCCAGCGGATCGCGCGCGCGCCCGACGTCGACGCCGAACTGCAGCACGCCCGTGCCGTCGTCGGAAGGCGACCATTTCGACTCGGCCTCCCTGACGACCTCGGACCCGACGAACTGCCCCTCGACGATCGCCGGCGGGATCGCGTCGACGCGCGCGCCAATGAGGTCCGTGCCTTTCCACGCGCGCAGGTTCGCCTCAATGCCATCGCGGTTTGCCATCCCCCGCACGGGGCGGTCGTCCACCTGGTGCGGGCAATCAACCAGCCCAGGGGGCCTTTTGTCGGTGCCGCCCGGGAACCTGATCCATCGGCCGTTCTCGGTGATCGCCCCGTCGCTCCACTCGATTCGCCCTCGGCAATTCGGAGAGAGGCGGGAGCTCCGCTGGACGACCTTGGTGTACCGACCCTTCTCGCTCCCGAACGCGCGATAAAACCACCCGTGTCGGTAGAGCATATTGCCGTATGCAACGACCTTCCCGCCGCCCGACAGGTTGCCGCCGATGGTATCGCGGGTCGCGTCGTCGATATCGCTGCTCTCGTCACAATAGAAACGGACCTTCCCGGAGAGCCCGCCCTTGCCGCCGAGCTTTCTGGCCGCGTAGCCACGGACGGCCCGTCCGTCCGGCGCGTGGAGTCCGCCGGCGGAGGTCTGCGCGTCAATCCAGTCGCTCGCGCGGCCCTTCTCGGGGTGGGCCGGGTCGTTGGGCTCCGACGGGATGAGCGGGCTGCAGTTCGAGCAGCGCTCCGGGCGGGGGGTCTCGTCCAGCGGGTCGGCCTCGACGAGGTCGCACCAGGCCTCGTGCGCGGGACGGCAAGCAGCGCACGGGTAACAGGCGCTGGTCGCCGCGATCGACAGGCGCGGCCAGATCGCCTCGTCGATCCATTCGAGCTTCGGGCCGTAAATAAACCCATTCAGCTTCGCCTCGGTCGCGAAGTCGAACAGGATAATGACGATGAGTGTCTCGGTTTTGCCCTGCTTTTGGCCGGTGCAAACTGCCATCTCGACGCGCTCGCGGGAGTAATAATCGTCGAGATCCTCTTTTTGATGGCTCGCGAGGCTGCGGATCCCGAGGACGTCGCGGGCGAACTCTACGTGGCGGCCGCGCCACGACGGCGCCGGCCACATCACCCGGGAGCGACGAGCGCCGGCGGCCCGGAGCTTGTCCCCGATCCGTCGAGCGGCTGCGGGCGCCGCCGTCACGCTGCCCTCCACGGCCTGACGCGCCACAGGAGTCGCCAGGTCACCCGCAGGGGGGAAAGGGTTCTCCGCTCGACGACCTCGGTCAGGCCCACGGACACGATGAACCAGATCCAGCGGATCAAGCCGCCCGCCGTTTCTGTGAACCCGCCTCGGCCCGGCGGGCCTGCAACTCCTCGAACCGCTCCGCGATGCGCCACTCAATGCCGTCCGGGGCGTCCGGGCCGAGCTCCTCCACCACCGCGGCCACCATGTCCTCCGCGAGCCCGTCGAAGGCCTCGTGGTCGTGGATCGGAGCCTGCTCCCGAACGGCGGTCATCTGCCGATGCAGCGCCCGGAGGGCGTTCGAGACCTGGGCGAGTTGGGTGGGGGTGAGGTCCGGCCGCTCCAACTGCCTCGTCAGGAGCTGGGCTTGGTGGCGGAGCTCCTCAAGGGGGCCGCGAAGCTCTCGAAGTGGCGGCAACGGGTCGACCGGTGTCTCTCGCCCGCGGGCCTCTCCGGCGACGCCGTTGTGGGAGGCGGCCTCGAGCCCGAGGCACTTTGCGAGGTGCCGCTCGATCACCTGCCTCGACGCCTTGTGCCTAGCCGCGACCTCGAGCCGCTCTTCGAGCGAGGTTGCCTCCGAGGCCTCCTTCTCGATTTCGACGCGGTTGGGATGCGCGCAAACGGCGCAGCGGCGGGGCACCCCTGCGAGGGTGCGGCAACCGAATATCCGTCAGCGGATGAGGCGCTACGCGGCCGCGCTCTGGGCCGGCTCGTCCCACGAAAACAGCGGGATTCCGTAGCGCGCGAAGAGGACCTGACGGTTCGCCAAGCTCGGCTTGAACACGCCGTTCTTCCAGTCGCTCACCCGACCCTGAGCCACGCCGCAGTGCCGCGCGATAACCGTTTGATTATCTTTAACTTTTCGCAGCGCCCGCATTCCGGCCGTTATCACACCACGAGACTTAGCACAAGCCCATTATCCCCAAACAGATAATCGTGGATCGGGCTGGTCCGGGTGTGCGGGAAAGTCGGGTCCCATTGGCCTGGACTTTGCCCTATACTGTTTATGTCGCTCGGTGGGACATCCGCAAAAGGTTGTCCCATAGGTTGTCCCATGGTCAACGCGTCGTATCTATTAACTAATTATAAATGGGACAACCTTAGTGCCAGATCCTGAGCAACACCTGAGAGGCATACATCTCGATCCTCCTCGAGGGTATGTGTCTAATGTGATGGGACGGGCCGGATCGATGTCCCGGTTGTCCCAGAAGCGCGTCAATCAGCGTGTTGGATGCCGAATCGCGTGGGACAATCTGCGCGTCGCGTCATGCTAGGCACGCTGCTCCTCCCGGGGAGGGCTGGGCGAGTGCCGACAACCCGCCCGCCGACGCCATCGGACTGGCCGACGTCGGGCTCGGGCAAGGCCGGAATGGCCCCGTGGCTCAAGGGGCGCGTTCATGTCCATCGCCCCGGAGTAGGCGCCCCTGTGGCCTACGCCTCTGGCGGCGGGAAATACGGTCTGATGCGGCTTCCCGCGACACGAAGCCGGGCTTTGTTGGGGTCGTCAGGTCGCTTCCATCCGAGCCGCCGGAGGATGGCGGCCCCTCTCATCTCGGCCTGACGGTTCGCCTGGGCGCGGGGCATCTTGAGGGCGCCCTCGAGGCATGCCGCGACGGAGCGGCCGACGCACCGTGGGCATATGCAGCGGTCGGCCACGCCCCTCCGCGTGAAGTCCCCGTGCTCCTGGGCGCTCTCGGCCATCTGGCGGTCGAGCCACTCGGAGAAGTAAGCCTCCCAGGGGTCGGCCTGGCTCCGATGCTCCTGCTCGATGCGGCAGAGCTCAGCGAGTTCGGGGGAGTCGATGTGCCATTTCGCTCCCGCGCGGAGGCGGAAGACGGCCTCGCCCCAGATCTGGTCCCGGTCGCGCGCGACGGCGCCGACGTCGATCTTCTGGACCGAGACGGGGAGGAAGCGGCGGTTATCCTCGTCGGTGAAGGGCTCGGGGTTGTTCGTGGAGCCGCCGAAGATGCAGCGCCGAGGGAAGTCGCGGGAGCGGCGGGCGAGCGTGGGGCGGTACGAATCGACGCGCCTGGTGATGAACGCCTTCACCGCCTCGAGCTGGCCGCGGTTGAGGGAGGACAGCTCCGAGATCTCGATGATCCACTTCCCGCGGAGCGACTGCGCCGCGTCCTTGTCGCCGATCTTGAGCTCGTCGTCGAAAAACCACGATTCGTCGTGGCACAGGCCATCTCGATAAAGGGAACTCTTGCCCGTCCCCTGAAGTATCGAAATCAGCGTGAGCATGTTATCGGCCTGGCACCCGGGGTTGAATGCGCGTGCGACGGCGGCGACGAGCCAGCGGTAGCCGATCTCCCGAGCGTACGGCGTGTCAGGCGCGCCCATATACGTCGACAGCCAGCCGGCGTGATCCCCGCCGCCGATGCGCATCGTCCCGTCCCAGCTCTTCCCGACGCGATCCAGGTACTCCTTCACGGGGTTGATCACCCGCCGGCGGGCGACGGTTTCGGCCGCCTCCTCGGCGATCTTGCTATGGACGTCGATCTCCCAAGTGCGGGCGAGCCACGCGGCGAGCCGCGTCGAGTCCTGCTGCGTCCAGTCCCCGAGCTCCGCGGAGCCGGAGGCGTCGTCAGGGTGCCACGCGATCTGCGCCGTCTTGAACTCAGCCTCGCGGAGCTCGTGGTAGGCCAGCCTGCCCTCAAATACGGGGTCGTGGACGAGGATGGTGATCACGTTCGCGAGATTGGGCCGCGGCTGACCGTTCGGGCCGGGCAGGAGCTTCGACGAGATCCAATTTCGCATGGTCTCGAGGCTCGACTTCGAGGGCGGCTTCGCCATGTCCGACGCGCGCTTGGTGGCCTCGACGCGGGCCTTCGCGCGCGCGTCACGCACCTGCTTGACAGCGCGCTCCCAGTCGCTGATCCGCACCTTCAGGGCCCGCAGCTTGGGGATGAGCGCCTGGTACACGCGCGACGTTTTCTCAAACCCGGCCGCGAGCTCGATCACGTCCGGGTCGAAGGCCTTGGCGGCGTCCTGCCCGGCCGCGCCAACGATAAGATCGGATGCTGCCTGGGCGTCGCGGTCGTCCTGCCCCTCGCCGCTGGGCTGCTCCGTGTTTGCGGCGATGATGTTGCCGTCCGCGTCTCTGGCGTATTCGACGTCCTTGGGCTCGGTCATGCGGCCTCAGAGAGCAGGAGGGCGGCGGCGCGGCGGAAGGCGTCCGCGATTTTGCGGTGGGGGCGGGTGTCGTGCGGGAACCGGATGGCCGCGAGCGCGTGGACGTCGGCGAGGGCGCGGAGGGTGTCGGCGAGCTCAGGGCGGGGCTCGCGCTCCCAGGCCCGGAGCGCCTGGGAGACCGAGGGGAAGCCGGCGGCATCGGCGCGATCGGCGATCTCGCGGGGGCTCACGCGACCCTCGTCCGGTGGACCTCTTCAGCCGCCGCGAGGGCCTCCTGCTCGGCCTCCAAGTCCGGCGCGGTCTCGCGCGGCTCAACGGGGATGGCGACGCGCACCTCGGGCCGGTCCGCGACCCGGAGCCCGCGCCGCCGTGCCTGTCGGTCCTCCCGCCGCTCGCGGGCGACCGTCGCAGAGGCCTTTGAGGCCCGGTCCGGAATGGGGCGCGTCCCCTCCGGCGCTAGACCGTCGGCGAGGAGCCCGTCCATGTAGTCGGGGACCTGGACCTCGGGGCCGTCAACGCGAACGAGGCGGGTAGCGGCGTAGCTGATCCCCGTGCGCGGCAGGATATCGAAGTATCTGGCCCGGGCGACGTCCCCGGAGCGGTCCTCAAAGACCACGCGCCACGGCGCGCCGACCCGCCCGTTGTGCCTCCAGACCTGAAATAGGTGCCAGCCGCTCACGCCGCCCGCCCCTCGCAGCCGTCCGTCTCGGGCCCGAGCTCACGAACCGCAACCTTCACGCACGGGGCCCGCTCGGGCACGATCTCGGATGGCCCGCGGTCCCAGTCCTCCGACCAAATCGGGTCGTAAAGCCCAGAACACCAGGCGCGCTCACCGACATAGAGGGCGCGGGCCGGGATGATGGTGCGGAACGAGGCTTCCACAGGGCTCGAGATGGGGGCGACGCCGACGAGTCCCTTGAGCACCCATCGCGCCCCCTCGGCGTTGATGGCGCGCTGGCGGGGCGAATACTGGACGGCGAGCGGACCCTCGATGCGCCGAGGCCCGCCGGGGGGACGCGGGGCGAATGCGCTCAGTTGGATTTAAGCCTCCCACAGGAGCAGATACCGGGCGCCAATGGCTTCGGGCGCGAACCCGGGCGCCGGCCGCAGTCGACGCAGATCCCGAACAGCGACGCGAGGGCGGCCGCGCGCAGAGCGGCGCCGGAGGAGTAGGGGCCCGCGAGGCGGGCGATCTCCTCGCACCGGGCGAGCCGCTCGGGCGCGTAGTCTTCGACGGCGGACCTGAGAAGCTTCACCACCCGCCGCGCGGCCCCCTCCCGATCTCCCGCGAAATAGATCGGGATCCGACCCGTCCATGTCAATTCTGCAATCAGGTCGAGGTAGGACAGGATCTCCTTTTCGTCGCATAGCCCGACCGCTCTGGCCGCCGCGACGGGCGATCGAGCGTCGTCCACTACGATCGCAGCCCGCGGTACGTCACCGAGCCTCGACAACTCGTGATTAAACCGATCGTGGCCTTGGTGGACCGTTCCCCATAGATCGGTGGAGCTCTTGCGCTCGATGCGAGCGTATTGCTCGACGCCTACGGCGGTGTAATCGCCGGCATTAATGGTCGCCGAGCGGACCTCGATGTCGGGCGGGAACGCGAGGGGTCGCTGCTCGCGCGTGTCGACGAGGACGACGAGGGGCGCGGTCACTTCCCATCTCCGAAAAGAGGAAGCTGGGCGTTCCTACCAACGTCCGCCCGATCAAGCCAGGCCCGGAGGTCGGCGCCCGGGAGGGGAGCCTGTCGAGCGGCGGCGAGGGCGGGCTCGATGCGGTATTTGATCACCGTGTCGAGGTGCTCGCGCTCGACGTCGATTCCCACGTGGTCGAGCCCGAATTCGATGGCCACCCGCGCCTCGGGGTCGGATCCGCAGTACGGGGAGACGATGATATCGCCCGCCTTGACGACCGGCTTGCCGCGCCCTCGCCCCGAGAACAGCCACCGATAGAAGGCCTCGGGCTTCTGGGTGGGGTGGAGGTGCGGGGCGGTCTCCTTCTCGCTGCGCCGGAGGGCGCCCTTCCAGAAGTGCCCGAACACCCGGACAGCCCCCCCGAATGAGGTCCATGCGATCTCGGCGTCGGCGCCATCGTCCGGGCCGAGGCCCTCGCGCTTGTCCCAGACTACGAGCGCGCGGGACGCGGGGAGCTGCGGGGAGAAGGCGTGGAAACCCCAGACGAGCCGCCGCTCGTAGGCCGCTAGGTGGGCGATATCGGGCGTCGCGTCGTCCCCAGCGATCGGCTTGTGGGCTTTGGCCTTCGCCAGCGCCCGGACGTGGCCCCGTTGCATGATCGTGCCTGAGTGCGCCCGCGCTGCGCTGTCCTTCGCCTGCCCATAGGGCGGGTCGGCGATGAGGACGACGCGGCGAGTTGGTGGCGCGACGAGGGGCAGGATCTTGCGACAGTCCCCGAGGAACAAGCGCACCTTGCACGGGGCGCCCGCGGGGGTCTCGTAGTACGGCTTCGGCGCGCTCATGACCGCCGTGTGGCCGAGGGCGAGAGCATCGTGGAGACCGGCCCGTCGGCGACGCGCGCCTTGACGGCGAGGTCGAGCGAGCAGAGTACCTCGGCGGGCTCGGTGAGCGCGAAGGGGACCGGCTCATCGGCCTCCGGGGCGGGGTCGACGAGGGCGGCGTAGAGGGCGCGCTCGGAGGCGAACCCGTTGGGCGGCGTGGGCCAGGGCATGGGCTACGCGCTCCCCTGGTGTGCTCGGACGTAGTGGCGGACGCGCCCGCGCTCCGTGGGTCGGCGTCGCTCGACCACCCAGCCCGCGCCGCGGAGCAGCCCCCCGATGCGGGTAGAGGCCTCGCGCCCGCACTCGTCGGTCGGACGGCCGAGGGCGTGGGTGAAAACGTCGAACGTGGTGACGGCCGCGCCTGGGGCGAGGCCGGCGAGGTACGCCTCGACGGCGCCTCGCCACGGCTCCGGCCTGGGCTCGCGGCGCGGGCCCCCGGCGTCATGGCGGCCGAGGTGGGTGAAGAGGTCGCCCTGAGCCGGCGCGGGGGCTCGGCGGCGCCCGCCCTTGCTCGATGCGACCACGTCGGCGGCGACGGTGGCGGCGACGCGGGCGACGAGGAGGACGATCTGCTCGACGTCCAGGGGCGGGGCGGCGGGAGGCGCGCCCGCGACGGCCCCGGCCTCGCCGAGCCTCCCCTCCCTGGCGAGCCGGAAGACGTGGATGAGCCGCTTGAGGACGGCGGCGCCCGCGGGGGTCTCGGACCGGGCGGCGACGAAGAGGGCCTCGTCGAGGGTGAGCAGGTACTCCTCGCCCTCGGTCTCCCGCTCGCCTCCGCGCGGCATCGATGTGCGCGACACCGTGCCGCGCACATAAATCCCCGGCAAATCGTCAAGGTTCCGCTCGATCAGCGGGCGAATGTCCCGCGGTCGGCCGTAGCCGAGCACCTCCCCGAGGGCCACGTCCCGCACCCGCTCCTCCCCAGCGAGCAATTCGAAGGGCACCCCCTCCACCTCGAGCACACGAATCACGCTCATCGTGACACCTGCGCACTCTTTTGGGTTGACACGACCGCCAGCCCCGATGCAATTCTATCGGCATGACCCGACGCTCTCTTGGATGTCACCGGAAGATCCCACGCGTCGACCGGGATCTCGAACGCCCGGAGGAGCGCCAAGGCAACGGTGCGCTCGGGGTGCCGCTCCCCGCTTAGGTACCGGCTGATAGAGCCGCCGCCGATCTGGGCGCGGACCTCTTTGTGGGTGAGGTTCTTCGTCTCGATCGCGAGGCGCAGAAGTCGTGCGCCCTCGTTGGGATCTTTTGCCATGGTCTCGGAGGGTGATGCAACGTGGCACCGGGTGTCAAGTGGCCTCGGTTGGCGCGGGGTGAAATACCGGGAAATATGGCGCCCAAATGAAGACGTTCGCCGAACGCCTCCGACACGCTCTTGACGTGCGAGGCAAATCTCAGCACGCGCTCGCGCGTCTCCTCGGCATCACGCAGGGAGAGGTGAGCCGGCTGTGCGGCGGGCGCCGCGGCGCCTACGTCTCCTATGCCAAGGTCGTTCAGATCGCGCGGGCGCTCAACGTCTCCGCCGAGTGGTTGGGGGAAGGAGCTGGCGACCCTCCGACCGAACGCGATCCGCTCGATGAGAGATATCCCCGCCGGGCCGAGGCTGCGCGCATCGCGCGCGACGGTGGGATCCCGACATACGCGATCGACTACGTGTGCCGCCAGGACCCACCAGACGAAGCGGCCGAATGGTCGGTGTTACGCTGGATCGACACGATGAAGCTCGCGGCTGCCTTGCCACGCACCGAGCCGCCGCCGTCGCCTCCGGTGTCCACCCAGAAGCGGTCGCACACGCGAGCGCGCGCGGATATCGCCCCTCCCACGGTTCGGTCAACGAAAATAAAATAGGGCCTCATCGCTCCTTATGAGCGACGGGGCCGATCCGTCCGCGAGAGGTGATGCCACTTGACGTTTGGTGCTTGGTGGCATCATCCTCCGGGCCATGACCTCGCCGCTCCTCGCCTACCCCGACGCGCGCCTCTTCGCGGGCCCGCACCGGACGGACGGGCGCCGCCACGCGCATCGCTCTCTTGGTGAGGCGCTGCTCTGGGCGGCCGAGCGGGGTCGCCACGAGGAGGATGCCGTGCCGAGAACACACATCGAGCTGACGAACGCGACGATCGACTTGATGGCCCGCCTGCTGCGCGCGGCTGGGCGAGACGTGAGCGACCTGCGCGACGAGGGGGTCGCGCTGCTTGAAGAGATTGAGACGCAGATGGCCGTGTTCGGGCGGTCGAACGGGCCGTCCGTCGGGGACCCCGTCACCAGGGCCTGGTACCTGCTCCGCGAGTCCCTCAAGCACGCGACCCTGCTCGGCCCTCGCGGAGGATCCGAGGTGCGTGATGGGTGATTTTCGTGTGGGCCCTGACGGCCGGTGTTTCGTGTGCGACGCGGCCGAGGGCGAGGAGCACGTCGTCGAACGGCACATCGAGGCCTTCAAGGGTCCGGTCAAGCCGAGGTTCGAGCCCAAGATCGTCGCCGCGCCCGGGACGACCCCCGACGCGCCGTGCAAAGAGCCCTGCTCTCACGAGGGCTGCCTCGCGCAGAGGGCCACCGCCTCGCGCCCGTGCGCAGGGTGCGCCGAGCGTGTCGGCTTCGATGAGCCCTATTGCGTGGTCGGCGATCGGCTCGCCCACGAGAAGTGCCTCATCGGCATCGGCACGGCACTGCGAGGCGCGGCGTGAGCGAGATCGAGGCCCTGCTCACCAGCGCGCTCCCGTGCGACCGCATGTGGATTGCCGAGACGCTCCGACGAGCGGCATCGGAGGAGCTCGAGGACCAGGAGACTTTCGGCCGTTGTGGCGGCCACACCATGCACGGCCCCCGGGCGAGGCTGGCGAGCTCTCTGGCCGAGCACGTCGAGAGGCTGGGCGCAAAATGAGGGCGCAGCGCGATTGGATTCACCCCCGGAGCACGGCGGACATCCGCGCCGCCACGCGCTCGCCCACGGGGCTCGAGGAGCTGGGGACGGCAGCGGAGGACCTCGGGGACATCGACCCCCTTGAGATGTTCGTCCACGTGCCCGACGACCACGACGTCGAGGGAGCAGACCGACCGGCGGTTAACCACAGAAAGGATCCTTCGAGCGCCCCGCCATCGGCCTGCTCCCTCGGCGGCGTCGACCGGGCGGCGGACACCGCGCGCGCCGTGCGGAGGCCCGGCGTCTACCACCTCGCCGCCAACATCGTCCGCCTCGTCCAGGTGTCGACGAGGGCGCGGCTCCGGCAGCATCCCGAAGAGCTCAACGTCCACGGCGAGGAGCTCCCGGCGAACCACGGTGAGCTCGAGGTGCAGGTGGCCGACCTGCTCAAGGGGTGGGACCGAGATCGAGGTGCCGCGTGAGCGCGGCGCTTCTCGCGGAGGCGCTGCGGGCGCTCATGCCTCTGGCCAGGGTGGGTGACCTCGCGGCACGTGGCGACCTGACGCCGCTCAACCACGAGCACGTGACGGCCGCGCGCGACGCCCTCCGGAAGGCGGCGCCGTGCGAGGTGTGCGGCAGCAAATGCCTGACGTATTGCACGCGATGCTCCGGCGCCGGGTGGACGCCCGCGAGCGTCGAGGCGGCCATCGCGCGCGCGGCGGAGCGGGAGCGGCGCGACCAGGCGCTGATCGACGCCGCGTCTCGATGGTGTGCCGCCGAGGGCGGCGCCATCGCAGAGAACGACGCGCATATCGAATTGATTGAGGCCTACGGAGAGCGGCAGGCCTTGGGTGCGTCGCGTGGGTGACCTCGCCCGCCTCGAACAGGTCGCGCTCGACGTGGCCCAGGCCAGCGAGGCGCTCGGCGTGAAGCCGAAACCTGGGGAGGATGCCGGCGAGGCGGCGCACCGGACGGCGTGGGAGGAGGAGACAGCGCTTCTCAACCCAGGGCTCGCCGATCTCCGAGGGCTCGCGCGCGGCGAACCGCTGCCAGGGTCGGACCGGCGCCGGGCGCTGCATAAAATCGCGTGCGCGAACGGCGAGCGGGCGCGGTTGCTCCGCCGCATCGACCGGACGTGGGGGCAATCGATCGAATGGCACATACGCGAGGCGGAGCGAGAGCGCGATGAAATGGTGCGGCTGGTGGGTGAATTGACGATGGCAAAGGCGGCTGAGTAGGAGGTAATCGTGGAAGAAGAAATCGAACGCGAGCGCGATATTGACTTGCCGAGCGTGATCGGCAGCAAGTGGCGCCTGGACCTTGAGCGGAGGTGGCAGGAGGCGGTCAGGGTGGCCGAGCGCGGTTGGCCGGAAGCGACGCGTATTCTCTACGTAATCGGCGCGGAGCTCCGATCCGCGCACCCCCGGACGGGCCGCCGTCTGAGCCTTGATTCCTCAACGTCGGCGGTGATGGCGGTGCTCAAATGAGGCGGGCGCGCTTCATCGCTGTGGCTCTGCTCGCGTGGATCAGCCTGGGGGCCAAAGACTGCGAGTGGCCTGAAGGCGTCAGCGCCCCGCCGGCCCTGAAGAACGAGGCGAGCGGCAAGGTGGACGACGTATCGGAGTGCGAAGACGATACCGCGATCCCTTGTATTGATCAGTGCTCCAGGGACTTTACTTACGACGATCCAGGCCGGTCGTGCTGCGAATGGGCGTGCCGCTGCTCGTATTCGTGCGCGAAGTACATCGATCCATACCTCAACATCCCGCACTGCTACAGCATGTTTTATTGCAAGGAGGCCGCCAGGATATGCGGGCGGTGCTTTGATGCGGAGCCTTTTCAGGCGGTGTTGGACGCGGCGCGATTTGGATCCATTGCCAAGCTGAAAAGCAGAAAGGGGGGCGACCTCGACGAGTTGCCCCCGGACCTGCGCATCCGGGAGATGCCGGAGGTGCGCCGTGCCTAGCCTCCTCACCAACAGGCTGTCCTTCGACGAGTACGACGCGCTCCCCGGCGAGCACTTCTCCGGGCTCAAGGCGCTCGACACATCCCCGCTTCATTACAACGCGGCGATCCGCAAAAACGACACGCAGGCTATGCGCCTCGGGCGGACGCTGCACGCCCTCGCGCTCGACCCCGGCAGCGTCGATTACGTGGTGTGGTCGGGCGACAAGAGGGGCAAGGCGTGGGAGACATTTAAAGGCGACCACGCCGGGTCGACGATCCTGACCCAGGACGAGCTCGACCGGGCCCTCGGCATGAGGCGCGCGCTCAACGCCCACCCCGTCGCGAGCCCGCTGCTCGCGGCTGGACATGGCGAGGTGACGGCGGCGTGGGATCTTGATGGGGTCGCGTGCCGCGCGCGGCTCGACTGGGTGCTCCCGGATGGGGGCCTGCTCGAGCTCAAAACAACCCGCAGGATTCACCCGGTCGCATTTTCGCGGGAGGTGGTCTCGCGGCTATATCACGCGCAGATCGCTTTCTATTCCTCGGGGCTAGAGGCGGCGCGCGGCGAGCGGTCCCCTCGCCACGTCCTGATCGCCGCGGAGAATGAGCCGCCGCACGATATCGCCGTCTACAACGTACCGGCCGAGGTCCTCGACGCGGGGTGGCGCAAGGTCGCCGGGTGGTTGCGGACCCTCCAGGACTGCCGCGCTTCGGGGCGCTGGCCAGGCGTGGGGGGCAGCGAACTGCTCGACCTCAAATTGCCGGATTGGGCGCTGGCGGAAGGGCTGCCCGAGGTGGACCTCGGCGGAATCGGAGAACACGGCGATGGGTAAGGCGATCACCGGGCACTTGGAGCTTCTGTACCCGAGCCAATATGTGAAGGCGGCCGACCTTCGCGGGAAGGATGTCACGGTCGTTATCGACCACGCGGAATGGGAAAACCTCGTGATGGCGGGTGGCAAGAAGGATCGGAAGGTGGTGATCCACCTCCGGTCGGTGACGGGGCAGAAGCTCGGGAAGCGGTGGGTCGTGGGCAAGACGGTGCTCCGGCAGATCGCCGCCGCGACGGGTACGAACGACGTGGGGCAATGGTCCGAGAAGCGGGTGACGCTTTTCCCCACCACGTGCCGAGGCAAAGAGGCCCGCGAGGTTGAATGCATTCGCGTCCGGCTCAAGACGGGGGCCCCCGAGGAGCTCCCCGCTGAGATGACCGAGGAGCCAGAGCCCATGCCCGCGTTCGTGGACGAGGCGGGGGGCGGGGCGGAAGGGTCGGCCTGATGCGCCCTGGACGAGGCAATGGTGCGGCTGTCGAGCGAGAGTTGCTCGCGCACGCGACCGAGGCGAAGAGGTTGGGTTACGCGATCATCTTCGGGGCCTTCGATGGGAAGACGGCCTCGGGGCAGAAGGCCGTCTGCGCGCTCGGGGCACACGATGTTGTTGCGAGGTACTGGCCGTACCCGCGGCTTTCTCTGCCGAGCCGTTCGAAGGAGCTCGCCGCTGCGTGTGAGGCGATCGAGGTCGGTTTCGACGGGGAGCCCCGTCGCCGCCGGTCGAAGCGTTGGTGGAACGTGGGGAGGCGACTGCGGCGGGCGCTCCGGCCCGAGAAGGCGGTGGGCTGATGGCGACTCAAAAGGTGTTCGCGCAGGGGACGAGCGTGGCGGTTGAGACGAGTAAGACCGAGATCAATCGGCTGCTCGCGAGGCACGGGGCACTCGAGGCGAAGATGATCGCCGTCGAGGCCGCGCTGTTCGGCATCACCAAGCAGATGGCGCGCGTCCACGGCTGGATCGGCCGGATGAAACAGCTCGGCCGCGTCGCCGCGACGCAGCTCAGCCTCTTCGATGAGCGGCCCGTCCCCGACGAGGCGATCGTCGACCACGTGCTCGACATCGAGAAGGAGATCGACCGCGGGCTCGGTCGCCGCGAGCGCGCGGGCATCATCGTCTCGACCATCCGCCGCTTCCTTCGGGGGCGGTGATGGAGAAGCCCACCCGCGCCGAGCTCGAAAAGCTCCTCTGGGACGTGCACGCCGCCGACTGCTTTGAGCGGGACGCGCTCGATATCCTCGCCCAGGCTGAGGGGACGAAGATCGACAAGCTCCAGGAGCTGATCGAGGTGGTCGGCTCCGAGACCGGCATGCTCGAGCTGGATGGGGACGACCGGGAGGACCTCCGGAACATGCGCACGACGGCGCTCCGGGGCGCGATCCTGCTCCTCTACGCCGCGTGGTTCGCCGACCATCGCGAGCGCCGCGCCCGGAAGCCAGACGATAAGCAGACCGCGATCCCGGGGGTCAGCGCTCGAGGCAGTCGGCGAGGACGGCTCATGATGAAGGCCGCCGTGCTGAGCGCCGTGCGCGCCGCGGAGCCCGACGGGACCGCCTTCGACGCGCTGGCGAAGCGCCTCGCTTCCCTCGCGGGCCCGGACGGGGTGTCGCTCAGGGCGCTGGCCAAGGCGGTCGAAGCCCTCGAAGAAGAGGGCCGCGTCCGCTGGAACAAATGGGACGGCTGGAAGCTGCGCCTCACGGCGTGCCAGCGCGAACTCGACGTTGAGGCCGGGATATGAGCCGCGCGCCCGAGATCCGTCTTTTCGAGGACGAGATCATCGTCGACAACTTCGCCGGCGGAGGTGGCGCGTCGACCGGGATCGAGTGGGCCACCGGCCGATCCCCTGACATCGCGATCAACCACGACGCGCAGGCCGTCGCAATGCACGCGGTCAATCATCCGCGGACACGGCACATCGTCGGCGACATCTGGGACCAGCGCCCTCGGGAGGTGTGCGCCGGGCGCCCGGTGGGGCTCGCGTGGTTCTCGCCCGACTGCAAGCATTTCTCCAAGGCCAAAGGAGGGAAGCCGGTGGAGAAGAAGATTCGCGGGCTCGCGTGGGTGGTGATCCGGTGGGCCCGCGAGGTGAAGCCGCGGATCATCATGCTCGAGAACGTGGAGGAGTTCGCCGACTGGGGCCCGCTCCTCAATGACGGGAAGCCGTGCCCAGCTCGTCGCGGGCTCACGTTCCGCCGGTGGCTCGGCTCCATCAAGACCGCCGGGTACGCGGTCGAGTACCGCGAGCTTCGCGCGAGCGACTACGGCGCGCCGACGATCCGCAAACGCCTCATCGTGATCGCGCGACGGGACGGGCAGCCGATCGTGTGGCCGACGCCGACGCACGGCCGCGGGCTGGCGCCGTACCGCACGGCTGCCGATTGCATCGACTGGACCCTCGCCTGCCCGTCGATCTTCGAGCGCTCGAAGCCGCTGGCGGACAAGACGCTCCGGCGCGTTGCCCGCGGGGTCGTGCGCTACGTGATCGAGGCGGCGCAGCCATTCATCGTGCCCGTCACGCACGGCGGGGATGACCGGGTGCATTCGATCGCGGAGCCCCTCCGGACCATCACAGGGGCGCACCGGGGCGAGCACGCGCTCGTCGTACCCACGGTGATCAGCCATTACGGCGAGTCCGTGGGGCGAGCCGTCACCGAGCCGCTCCCGACGATCACCGCGGGCGGCATGGGGCATCAGGGGCTCGCGAGCGCGACGCTGATCCAGACCGGCTACGGGGAGCGACCCGGGCAGGCGCCGCGCGTCCCTGGGCTCGACAAGCCCCTCGGGACGATCATGGGCGGCGGCTGCAAACACGCGCTCGTCTCGGCCTTTCTCGCGAAGCACTACGGCGGCGTCACCGGCCAGTCCGTCCAGCTCCCGCTCGGCACCGTCACGACCGTGGATCACCATTCGGTGGTCGCCGCGCACATGCTGCTCCTCCACGGCTCCCGCGCCGACGGGCAGCCCGTCGAGCGGCCGCTTCCGACCGTCCGCGCCGGCGGCACCCACCTCGCCGAGGTCCGCGCCTTCCTGACCCGCTACAACGGCGATGGGGAGAACGGGCTCCCGCGCGCAGGGCAGTCGCTCACCCTGCCGTTCGGCACGCTCACGACTGCGCGGCGCTTCGGCCTTGTAACTGTCCACGGCGAGGAATACGCGATCTCCGACATCGGTCTCCGGATGCTCACGCCGCGCGAGCTCTTCCGCGCGCAGGGCTTTCCCGACACATACGTGATTGACCCGGTGGTGAACGGGAAGCCGCTCACCAAAGAGGCTCAGGTCAGGATGTGCGGCAACAGCGTGTCGCCTGTCGTGGCCCGCGCGCTCGTCGAGGCGAACCTCGGCGTCGGCGCGGCGCGGAGAGTGGCGTGAGCGCCCAGCCCCGAGAGCGCGCCCTCACGGCCGAGGACATCGCCGCCGAACTCGGGGTGAGCGTCCCTACCGCGTACCGCCTCATGGCCCAAATGGTCCGACTCAAGCTCGGGCGCTGCGTCCGCGTCCGCCGTGAAGCCCTCGACGCGTTCCTTCGACAGCGAGAGGTCAGGCCCGAATGCAGCGAGTCTACAAGCGCCCCGACAGCCCGACGTACTGGTGCGCCTTCAAGGTCAACGGCAAGTGGGAGCGGAAGTCGACCGGCCAACGAGACCGGCGAGCCGCCGAAACCATCGCCGCTCAACTTGAGAGAGCTTCCGCCGATCCGCGTCGCGCCGCCGCGCAGACGGTCACGCTCCGATCAGCCCTCGAGCGCGTCGTCTCCGACCGCGCCATCAAAGGGCGGGCGCACGGGACGTTGACGATGTACGCGAGCAAGGCCGGGCGGCTCCTTCACTTCTTTGGTGTCGACGCGCTCCTCGCCAACGTGGCCGAGGCGGCGCGCGTGGACAGCTACATCGAGGCGAGGCTCGCCGACGGCGCCGCCCGGACGACGATCGGGAAGGAGCTCACCACCCTCCGCGTCGCCCTGAAGCTCGCGAAGCGCCGGAAGGAGTGGGCGGGGGACATCGAGGAGGTGTTGCCCGAGTCGTGGTCCACCGGGTACACCCCCGGCACAAGGCACTTGACCATCTGGGGCTTCGGGTGGTTGCTCGGATCGCTCCGGCCCGATCGCGCTGCCCACGTCTGCTACCTCGTCGCAACGGCGGCCGACTGGAGCATGAGCCTTCTCGCTCGCGCCGAGGACGTTGATCTCCGCCGGCGAGAGGTTCAGGTCCGGGGGACCAAGACCGAGGCCCGCGCCCGCGTGGTCCCGATCGTCAGCTTCATGCGCCCCCTGCTCGAGCGGGTCCTCGCATGGGCGGAAGCGGCTGGCCGGGGTGATGGCCCGCTCTTCGCGGACTGGGGCAACGTGCGGAGGGATCTCGCCGATGCCTGCGAGCGCGCGGGCGTGCCGGCGGTGACGCCGCGGGATCTCCGGCGGACGTGCGGTACGTGGCTCCGGTGCTCCGGCGTCGAGCCGCACCTGATCGCCAAGGTACTCGGCCACGCGGATGCCCGGATGGTGGAGAAGATCTACGGCCAGCTCCCGCCCGACGCGCTCGGCGGGCTCCTACGGGAGCGGCTAGGGGAGGGGGCGCCCGAGCGTGAACGCGGTGTACACGAGGCAGGCGGTATCAGCGGTACCAGTGAAACCAGGGAGAGAGAGATCACCTATGAAACGTGGGAAGATTTGTGCCCAGAGTCGGAATCGAACCAACGACACGAGGATTTTCAGTCCTCTGCTCTACCAACTGAGCTATCTGGGCGGCTCGGTGACTGTTCCTATCAAACTTCGAGGGGATAGGCCACTGCTCAAACCCGAAGATCCGGCAGCCCCCTCTCCGCGAGGGACCGGGAACATAGATCGCGATCGGCCCCTGATGCAACCCGGTTCGAGACCGGCGCGGGCGCGGTGACCGGGCTCCGTGCGGACGCGACCTCGACCCGAGCTCTCCAAAAATCGGAGCGCCCGCCCATTCGAGCGAATCAGAAGACGATCGCGGCCCCGATCGATTCTTCGATGGTGTGGATCATGGTCCCCTCAATAAAAACCGGAGCGTAGGACACGCCCGCTTTAATGGGGAGGAAGCTCGTCAGCCAAAACTCGATTTTGAACGTCCCCTCGGGCGTCAGCGGAAACCCGTTCACCGTCGCCGCCGGGTCGCTGTTCTGGATCCCCACGAGCTCGGGCCTCGCCGAGAACAGCCCGATGCGAGCCCCGGCCCCGAAGCAGAACGCCAAGGGCCACTCGGCCTCCCGGAACTTCAAGAACAGCCCCGGGGCCACCGTGACCTGCGCCATATCCGACACGCCCTCGTCGGGCTTCGCCTTGATTCGGCTCATCACGTAGAGCGAAAAATGGCTGCTTAGCTCGATCTCGGCGCCTATCCTCGGATAAATCCCCGGCACGAGCTCGCGCTGGCCGAGCACCTGATAAACGCCGAGGCCCCCCTCGACGTGGAAGCCCGCCCCGAAGAGGCCATAGGGACCGGGCTCCTCGCCGCCCGCCTCCTGCGCGAGCGCGTTCGTTGAATTGAGCAGAGCTCCCGCCCCGAGCAGCGCGCCGAGCGCGACCGTTTGGAGCGTCCGGAGGCGATTGGCTCGTCGCATAATCTTTGTGTCGCAGAACAGGGGGGCTCCGTCAAGCGCGGGAACCCCAGAAGCACGTCCCCGCTCCCGGTATTGCTCCCCAATGGAATCGCGCCGCCCGGTCCGCGGCAGCGCGTGACGGCGCGCCCGAGCGGCGCGTCATCGAGCCCGCAAGAGATAGAACACGTACCCGTAGCTCCGGCAAAACCGGCGATAGAGCTCGATCTCCCGCTCGGTCTCGGCGATGGCGAGGGCCAGGTCCGAGGGCTCCTTCGCGCGCGGGCGCAGGATTTCAACGCGCGCGAGGAGCGGCGCGTAATAGTCGTCCCACCACGCCGACTCGGGGAGCTCAAACGAGCCCACCACCTCAAAGCCCGCCTCGCGCGCGGCGGCGCTGTTGGACGCGACCGTCCCCATGGTCGGGTAGGCCTCAGCCCAGAACGCCGCGGGCTCGGGCTCCGGCGCGGCGGTGAGCCAGGTGGCTTCGCTCACCGCGGCGAGCCCGCCTTCCCGGAGGAGAGGGCGCCACAGCTCGAGGCCCGCTCGAAAGCCGAGCGTGTAGATGGCTCCCTCCGACCACAAAAGATCGACGCTCCCGGGCGGCTCGGCGAGCTCGCTGAAATCGCCGAGGCGAGCGTCCACGAGCGAGGTGAGGCCCTGCTCGTCCGCGGCGACCCGGAGCGCGTCCAGAAAGGGCGCGTGCCGATCGATGGCCGTGATCACCACGCCGAGCCCGCGCGCGAGCTCGAGCGTCTGCCGCCCGGGGCCGCAGCCCAGATCGAGGACGCGCGGGCGGCCCTGCGCCTTGAGGAGATCATCGAGCCCGGCGCGCCTCAATCGCGTGAGGGCCTCGCGCGTCGCCTCGTCGCTCCCTGGGGCCTCGCGCGGGAGCCCTTGGTGGATCAAAAAGAAGGCCTCGGCGAGCCCGCTCAC